GATAGGGCATCACATAAAACAAATCTAAAATAATCCGAGGTAATCTATGTCATTCGCAGATCTAAAGCGTAAATCCCAGAACAACTTCTCTTTCTTACAGAAAGAATTAGAGAAGTCCTCCACTGGTAAACAAGTTGATGAAAGGTTCTGGAAACCTGAGGTTGACGCTTCTGGAAATGGTTACGCAGTAATCAGATTCCTACCCGCCCCTGATGGTGAGACAATCCCATGGGCAAAGGTATATTCACACGCATTCCAAGGACCTGGTGGTTGGTACATCGAGAACTCTCTCACTACAGTAGGTGAGAAAGATCCAGTAGGTGAAATCAACCGCAGACTATGGAACAGTGGTGAAGACACAGACAAAGAGACTGCTCGTAAGCAAAAGAGAAAACTCTCTTACTACAGCAACATCTTAGTCGTGAAAGATCCTAAGCACCCTGAGAACGAGGGCAAAGTATTCTTGTATAAGTATGGTAAGAAAATCCATGACAAGATACTTGCAGCAATGCAACCTGAGTTCCAAGATGAAGAACCAGTAAATGTATTTGATTTCTGGGAAGGTGCTAACTTCAAGTTGAAGATTAAAAAGGTAGCAGGATACTGGAACTATGACAGTAGTGAGTTTGATAGTGTTAGTGCTCTTAGTTCAGATGATTCTGAATTGGAAACAACATGGAAATCACAACACTCATTAGAAGCATTCACTTCTAAGGATCAGTTCAAGTCTTATGAAGATCTTGAGCGTCGTCTCAATCTAGTTCTTGCAATAGGTCAAAGACCAGTAGCACCTACAGTAGATGATGAAGAGTATGAAGTTGTTGCACCACCAACACCAGTTGCTGCAGCACCAACACCTGTGAAAGAAGAAGCAATCGTTGAAGATGACGATGCACTCTCATACTTTGCACGTCTTGCAGAAGAGTAAATCCAAATTCGCAAACTGAATTCTATAATACCCAGAAAAATTTTCTGGGTATTTTTTTGTCAAAAAAGTCAACCAGTTCTTTTTATTTTTTGAGTAACAAAAGTCTTAGATTTTTGATACTTATTATTTCTTTTGAAATCATTGACAAATGATGTAAAGTATTCTTGTTTTAAAATGTATATCTCTCGTTTCTTTTCGTTTTCTTTAGCAAAATGCTCTGCGACTGAAACAGGACCACATATAGCACTTCCATTTACTATGGATACAGTTCCATTATCATTTATCTTATGTTGTTTATCAAAAAATGCCTTGTCTACACGTAGACCAGCAGGATACTGTGCAATTTTTATTGTTTCATAATGATGTATTGTGTTGTATGGATCACTATATTCTTTTTCTAATGTTTTATTTAAGTCGTAGTTAGATAGAGGCCAATCATATTGTGCATTAATTAAATTATTTGTTAATAGAATTACCCAATCATAAAATGGGTCTCCATAAAGTCTTTCTGATAACATATCTGGACGCTCTCCATCTTTTATAGCATACTTGTTAAAGTATACTGCATAAGAAAATATGTCATCATTTAATTTGTATCTACGAAAGAAATTTTTAGCAATTATACGATCAGAGTCAGAGAAAGGATACTTTATTGGTTTCTGATCGTAGATTACGTTTGGTACTATTGAAAAATACATTTACTTTACCCTCTCCATGTTTACATCTATCTTTCCATAATAAACACTTAAGTATCCATCTGGTTGTAATGCAACAGCTTCTGGATGTCTTTCAAGTATCTCTTGTGCCATGACACCACGATATCTTTGTGTGTTACCTATGTAATTCCATTCGTAGATATTGATACCAGATGGTGAGTTTCCTACCTTAGTAATGTTCTCTTTCAATCTAACATCACTTCTCATAGCACCATACTCTTGACCAGCTGGTGCTGTATTCATATCTGGTCCTGTATCTATTTCGTCAGAGAATAGAAGTTTTGTTTCCATGAAACTTACCTTTAGTTCATAAGCAACAGGAGTACCATCATAATAAACAGCATAGTTTCCATCAGGTGTATAGTTAATTGCCACATCAGTTATGGCACACATTTTATATGTTGGTAAGTCTGGATGTTGCTCGCTTCCTCTCATGTATGTAACTTTGCATACTTTAGGAACTCTAATGAATGATGCTTCTACTGCTCTGTTATCTTTTCCTTTAGTTCCTAACACAGCATAATCTCCTAATTGATATGTTGGTAACATACTTTTCTTGAAGACATTGACAAGTTTTTTAATTGTTTTTGCTTCTTTAGCATTGTATGGTACTAATTTAAAACTTAGATCAAAAGTTCTAAGGTTCATTTTTTGAAATAATACCTCCACATTTGGATTTCTAATTGCTCCAGAGATACCACCAAAAATATCACCAGTGTTTATTGTATCACCAGTAATTCCTTTTGCTAAATTTGTAACTAAACCCGCTGCTAATTCAACTGATGCTTTTTGAATGGTCTTGTTAGATACATTCATTGCACCTTTTAATTTTTCAATGTTTCCTTCTGCAGCAGCAGCACTTAAGATACCAGCAGTAGTTGATCCAAATGCTTTTCCCTCCCAGTCTGCTTTCAATGTGTCAGATATATCATCTGGCATGTACAACATAATTTGAGGATATCTTCCTGATGTATCACGTTTGTAAAGATCTGCTGACTGACCTGATCTAAGATATTGTGGCAATGTTTCGTTAACAAAATTTCTTTTGTCTTTATTTTTATTAATGGATGCCCAATTAACATTAGCGTCTGACGCTTTCAATGAGTCAGGTAATTCCGAACCAAATATTTGGTTGTCTTTAAACGGAGGTTGATAATCAAAGAAATCAAACAAAACAAAGTCTGAATTGTCAGAAGTAGCTATGTTATCTGGGTATCTGAGAGATGTAAATCCTACAGGATTTATTGCTGTTTTATATGCTGATAGTTTTAGTTTCTCTTTCTCAAGAGCAGGAGTAGTTATACTGTCATTCGCACTTGCTTCTTTAAATTCGTCTCGTTGTCTGAATAATTTTGTTGCTTCAGTTAAATTTTGAACATCACTTACTGTTACCCAACTAACACCATTCCACTTATAGTATGTGCTATTAGATTTTCTGAATGCTATTTGATTAATATACTCACCCGCACCACCATTAGGTCCTATTCCAACCAATACTCCATTTTTTACCCTAAGTTTAGGTACATTTTGATTATCAATTTGTCCTGTAAATATATCTGTGCCATTTTCTGGTAGGTCACTCATAATGCCATCTCCCTAGATTGTTTCGTTCCATATCCTTTTACTAATCTTTGTCCTCTAATTTTGTCATAGAAAGTGTCTTTGGTATCACTCCAAACTTCTTCTTTATCAACAGGAAATGAAAGTTTCCCTGCATTTTTGACAAATTCCTCAGTTGGTAAAAGAACTGCGGTATCCCATTCAGTAATAGCGAGATCAATCATTAGACCATCTACTTGAGACTGCAAGTATTTATGGAAGCAAACCTTAGGAATGTCAATTCTACCCTCCATTAACTTTCTTGTCGCCATAATTCTTCTCTTTGGAGTCATGTAATGTAGGTTTGCACCCCAAAATTCTCCTTTCTTAGTTGCTTGTATGACATATACTAAAGGAAACTTGTCATAATACTTCAAGTGTTTCATCTTTGCTTTGTATTCAAACATGTAAAGATGACCCTGCACAGGATATCTACGAAGTTCATTCTCGTCTTGATCCTGTACAGCACCTACATCATCACTCTTTTCATTTAGTATATACTTTTTAAAATTTTTATTGTAACTACTCGCTTCTGACTTAACAGCAGAGCGATACCATGAAAATGTTTTCTTTTCCCCCTTTGTTTTTTCTGTTATTTTTTCAAACAGTGTTTTATATCCAGACGTGGAGGAGATTGTGTTACGCTGGATAGCAGCGAATCCTTGTGCCATTTTTTCATACTCCTAAATGATCCTCGGTTAGTATTAAGAAGTTCATCTGCCTGTCTTCACAATACTCACGAGCAGCAGACCATTTAGTTTGGTTCTTGGCGTAAGTTAATGCAGCATTACGGTAGGCAGCAGTTTTTTTATTTTTCTCATTCGGTGGTTGTGTTTGTTTTTTAGGTTTAACCTCTATAATATACTTAGTTATTTTTCCAGTCTTTTCACGGACTTTTATGTAGAAATCAGGAAAATAACGTCTCACTTTACCATCAGGTGCTCTGTATGGTATGATAACCTCTTCTGACCCCCACTCTAATATTGAGGGGTTATTATCACAGAACACCATGAATTTCCGTTCCCAAAGTGACCTGTAGATAACTCTAGTTGGGTTGCCACGATACTTTTTGGGATTGATAGGTTTATAAATCCCAGAATATGCCATAAATATAATTGTACCAACATAGGTATTTAGCGTGTCAATTAATTCTTTCCTAACAACAATGAATGCCAACGGCGGAATGTCGATGAGCAATAATTTCTTGGTGAAGTTTGATATAGAAGGAACTGGTAACTTATTTGCTTTCTATTGTGATGAGGCACAGTTACCTAATGTCAATACAGCAACTGGGACAATAAAAGGTAGATATATGGGCGAAGGTCAGGTAAACTACCCACATACAAGAATATTCACAGAAATGCAGTTAGGATTTCAATGTGATGCTTCTATGACTCCTTTAATATTTTTAAATCAATGGTATGGCACAATATTTGGTGAATATGATGATTCCAAAGACACACCATTAGGTTCAATGGATAAGTCTCCTGGTGCCACACCTTATGATGCAAGAACTGTACAGAGAGCACAAAATAGAACTGTTCAGTTAAATTATCCAGATAAGTATTGTGCAAACATTTATGTAACTAAGACAGAACTAGGTCCTAAAATAGATGGTGGTTTAAGAACATCAGTAACATATGTAATGGAAAGAGCATGGCCGTTTGCTATTGATGCAGTTCCACTGCAGTTTGGATCTGCACAGATAACAAAGGTAACAGCACAGTTTTACTATAGTAAACATCGTATTGTTTATCATGATCCTACAAGTAACACTAACAGAGAAAATCTGTTAGACTTTGATGACCCAGAGAGAACTTTTGATCGTGGTGGTTCACCATTTGCTGGACTATAAGCAAAATTGACTTTCTAATTCCATAAAAGCGGGAAAATTTTTCCCGCTATTTTTTGTCTCAAAAAGTCGCTAAATATAAATATGACCTTGGAGTAGATATTATGGCATTGCCAACCATGGATTTACCAACTTATGAGTTGGAAGTTCCATCAACGAAGAAAAAGATAAAATTTCGCCCATTTCTTGTAAAAGAAGAGAAAGTGCTATTAATGGCACTAGAAAGCGGAAGTGACGATAATATTAGAAACGCTGTACATACCTTGTTAAAAAATTGCATATCAACAAGAGTAAAACTTGAAAATCTTGCAACTTTTGATTTAGAGTACATTTTTTTAAATATTCGTGCTGTATCAGTTGGAGAGATTGTTGAAATTAACGTTACTTGTCGAGATGATGAAGAAACAAATGTTAGATATAATCTAAATCTTACAGATGTTAAAGTTAATTTTCCAAAAGGACATAGTAACAAAATTATGTTAACTGATACTACTGGTGTTATAATGAAGTATCCATCATTTGATAGATTTGTAGATGCACAGTTTGCAAATAAACAAGTTAATGAAGATACTGTATTAGATATAATTGCAGAAAGTATAGATCAAATTTTTCAAGGAGAAGAGGTATTTGATGAATCTACCACTACTCCTAAAGAATTTAAGGAATTTGTGGAAAGTTTAACTAATGCACAAATGGAAAATCTTCAAAAGTTTTTTGAAACATCACCTAAACTAGAACATACTTTCAAAGTTACTAATCCAAAAACAAATGTCGAATCTGAATATACAATATCGGGACTAGCATCTTTTTTCGGATAGCCCTCTTTCACAATACGCTAGAGGGGTATTACAAGACTAACTTTGCTTTGATGCAGCACCATAAATACAATTTGAGTGAAATTGAGAATATGATGCCATTTGAGAGACAGGTTTATGTTTCTCTCTTAACGCAATACCTAGAACAAGTTAAACAAGAACAACAAAAACAACAATAATGTCAAGTGGAACTGTAGGTTATACTGATACAAGAGGTAATAAAGATTACTCAAGTATCATAGCAAACCAAATTGGAAGACGTTTAAAAGAAGCTTCCAATATGGCGTCAGAGGAGCGTGCCTTCGCAGCAGATAGAGCAGAGGCAGGAGGAACATCATTAGAAGAAGCAGGAATAGGTAAAGGATATTTTTTTGGAAGAGCTCTTGGTTCAAGATTTGGCGGAGATAGAATTGCCAGAACTAGGGGCAGAATGGGTGCATCAGGACCTGGCACCAGTCCCGCTGCTAGTTACAAACAAAGATTTCGTGGTGGATTTGATTATAATGTAACTAATCAAGTACAAAATATAACGGATACTGTACCATTATCAAATGCGGTAGTTACTGGACTTCGTGGTGTACAAACAGGATTAGTTCAAGTTGCATCAGCAATATCAAGACAAGACTCAACTATGGATAGTCTTGCAAACACACAAGCTGATATGGCAAAGGCAATCATGTTTAATGGTTACCTTTTTCAGATGTTTGCAAATCAACAAAAGGCAGAAAGGGGAAGGGCGTCAGCAAGAAGAGAAGAAAGATCAATAGAAGGTGGTGGAAGTGGTTATGGTGGTAGCATTGGCGGTGCAGGATTTGGCGGTGCTGGTGGTGGTCGTGGAATGATAAACGTTACACCAGGTGGTTCTGGTGGTAGTGGTGGTGGTGGCGGTGTTGGTAGACGAAGTAGTAACGCTTTCGGGGATTATTTAAGTTTTGGAACATCTCAGTTAATAGGTACAACTTATTCAACAAAAGCAATAAAAAATGTTCCAAGAGTTATTGATTCATTTTCTGCAACAACACCTTTTGCCAAAACTAGCTCCAAAAATTTAACACAAATTCTTGCTGGAAATACTGATGTTATTGCAGAAAATGTAGGAAAACGAGTTGGTGCTAGTCCTAATGTGGTAAGAGGAATTACTAAGTACCTTGCAAACACTATACCTTTTTTAAGAACTACTAAACTTTATGATGATGCAATTGGATTAGGAAATACAATTACTCAAGCAAAATTTTTATTAGGGAAAAATGCTGATGAAGCATCAGTATTATTGTTATCTAAAGCACTTGGTGCTGGTGGTGTTGGTGCTAATTCAACTGCGTTAAGAGAAGCAATGATTAGATATACAGCTGCAACTGATGCTACAAAAGCAGGAAGAGGTGCTGGTACTATGATGGATACTATGTATGATATTGGTAAAATGAGTGCTGATGATCAAGTTGCAATGATAGGAAGGTTTGGTGATGATGCGGAGAGATTGATGTCATTGGGATTTGCAAATCCTAATTCTAGGATAATTCAACAAATATCTAAAAAATTTCCTGGTGTTAAGTTCACTGATCCTATGCAAGCAGTTGCAGTAACAGAAATTGCAAATAGAGTTGATAAAGGAATGAGTGTTGTTGATGCAGTTGATGATGTTAGAAAAATTTATGGAACAGGGATTGATAATGCTATAGCTAGTGCTGCAAAATTAATACCAGAAAAAAGTAAGCTTGCAGCAGCACTTGCAAAAACAACTGGAAAAACAGCAAGTAAAGGAGTGCTTAAAAGTGTACTAAAACAAATTCCTGTTATTGCTGGTGTTGCTGGTGTTATATTTGGTATTCAACGTGCATTAGAAGGAGATTTAATGGGTGCTGGACTTGAGATTACCTCTGGTTTACTTGGAGCTACTGGTACTACTCCTGGCATTGGATTGGCAATTGATGGATATTTGCTTGGACGAGATTTAGGAGCACTTCCTATGAGAACTGGTGGTAGAATGAGTGGATTTGCTAAAAATTCTCTTCTTAGTGTTAATGGTATGCCACTTGCAAGTTTTAACGAACCAGGTAACCCAGAATCAATTGTAGTTGAACGTAATGAAGATAGATCCAGTGAAATGGGCGAAAATATTCTTAAAGGATTTAAAAAGAAAAAATCAGATTACATAGCTCTCCAAGCAAGTGGTGTTGAAAGTGCTCTTAGTGGTTTGAAAAGTGGTGGATTTTTTGGTAGTATGTTTGACACTGTAAAAGACACAGTAAACACTACTAAAAATATTTTACCAAACTTAAATCCTCTCAGTGGAATAAAGAATTGGTTTAATAAGGGTTATTCTCCAAAAGAAGATACAATGAAGTGGAAAGATTTACTAGCAGATGATTGGAAACAACGTGGAAAGTTTGGTAAAGGTGGAAAACTAGGAGGATGGGATCTAACTCGTGGATTTAGACCAGGCGTAAGTGCAAAAGAGGGTGGATTTATGTCAGGTCCTACACCAGCAGGAAGACAAGCAGTGAAGAGAGGATTTGGATTTTTGTCATCCTTTAGAGGTGGTGCACTAACAACAATGCTAAGTTTGATTGCAAACGATTTTATAAATCCACAACCACTTGCTGACGGAACAATGGATGGATATATGAAGAGTATTGGACAAAATAATTCAATGCAATTACAAAATGAAAATGTCAATCCAATAGCAACTACTGTAATTAATAACAATTACTACAATGGTGGTGGACAAGGTGGAGGACAGGAAAGTGGTAACGAAAACTTAGGACAAGGTTTTAACGATGATCTAACTAAGTTCATAACAGGTTTTTCTATCATGAGTAAGTAATGGCAGAAGAAAAGAAAGAACAACACCCTAATCAAATATCACTTGAGGGTTGTGTTTTTAGAAAAATTGATAATAAAGCAAAAGTTTGCAAAGAAAGAAGTATTGGAACTGATATGATTATTAGTTTTGATTACATGGAGAGTATATTGTCTCCATTTGTATCAGGAGCTTTACTTCTTAGTGACTCGAAAGATTTTATTAACACTTTTCCAATAGAAGGTGGTGAAGAAGTTGAATTGGCAATAAAACATTCTTTCAATAAAGATGCACAAAGATATAAATTTAGAATTTATAAAATTGCTAGTAGAATTATAGATGGTAAGAAACAAGTTTATAATTTACTGTTAGTTTCTGAGGAAGCTTTAGTAAATGAAAGCGTTAGAGTTCAAACACAACAAGATGGAGAACCATCATCAATAATCATTAAAATGATTAGAGAGGAATTAAAATCAAGTAAAGAAGTATTTTCTGAACCATCAAGATTTAAAGTAAGAATGATTCCTGGTAATAAAAGACCATTTGATTTAGTTGCACAACTGATAAAAAGATCAGTATCTAGTAAAACAACCTATGGACAAGCTCAAATAGAAAATACAACAGAATCAGAACAACAAATAAAAGGAAGTGCTGGTTTTTTCTTTTGGGAAAATAATAGAGGATATAATCTTTTTTCAGTAGACGCTTTGTGTGATACATCTGAAGAAGGAACTTTTATAGTTAAAAAAGATAACGAACCAAATTTAAAATCACAATCTTGGGGTCCTTATGTTGAGATAATAGCAAATACAGATGCATCAGGAGATGCTAGGTTTAATATAACAGCATTTACTCTTAATGCTGAAGTTGATCTTATGTCATCATTAAGACTCGGTAAATATTCTACAAAAATGGTATTTTTTGATCATAGCACTGGTAAATATGATGAATATGTCTATAAAATTAAAGATAGTTATAATAACATGGCACATCTAGGAGGACAATCTACAGTATCTCTAGTGCCAGGAAATACTGATGAATTATCTGGAAAACCAACCAGAATTATGTCTGCTGTATTGGATAATGAGACATGGTATGATGATCCAGAGGTAAAAAATCCAGATGATCCAAAGGTAGAAAATCCCACAGAGTATGCTGATTGGATAAAATATTATGCTGCACAGTCAGTTGCTAGATATGATTTACTTAAAAATCAAGAAGGAACATTAAAAATTCCTCCCAATCCTCTTATTTGCTCAGGAGATAAGATTACTCTACGTTTAAATAGTAAATTACCAGATGCACTCAAGGGTGAAACACCATACGATAAAGAGTCTAGTGGAGTTTATCTTGTCAAAGAAATAACACATACATTTAACTTTGTTAACGGAGGTACTAGCGGAACTGGGTATTCTACGCTAAGATTATTCAGAGACTCTTATGGAACTGATGTAGATCCATCAGCACATGGGGAATAAATAATAATGTACATACTGTACATGGAGGCAAAAAACATGAAAACTATTGAAGACCATATTCAACACGACAAGGAAATTCTTGCCGATCCAACTACTTCTGAACCAATGAAAAGGCATACATTGGAGGAGTTACACGAACTTGAGGTTTATGCCGATCATCACCATGACGAAATAGAGGCAGGAGATCATCACGACCCTAACGTGTTAGAATTATTCTGTGAAATGCACCCTGATGAACCAGAGTGTTTAGTATATGACGATTAACTATGGATGAAGCATTATCACGGTTAGTTCCTAGTCACAAAATAGGTAATGATGGATTATCTTGGTGGGTAGGTCAAATTGAAGCAACTGCGTCAGACACTAAAGGAAAAGGTGGTTGGCGATATAAGGTTGCGATTGTAGGAGAGCACCCTAAATCTAAGGAACTTTTACAAACAAAACAACTACCATGGGCAACCGTGATGATGCCTGTTACCGCACCTTTCATGCCTGGTAATATTGGTGGAGCATCTGCTCAACTAATACCAGGTTGTTGGGTGATTGGTTTCTACTTAGATAATGATAAACAAAAACCTATCATCATGGGTTCTATTGGGCAAGTGCCTGGTGCTACTACAGTCAAGAATGAAGTAGACGGAAATGATGAGGATTCTAGATTCAAAACTGGAATAAGATTAGAACCAAAATTTACTGTGGATCCTGACAAGGATGGAGATCCGAGTAAATCAGAGACAAATGATCTAGTTGGTGTACAATCAGATGGATCAAAGAAAGAGTATAATGGTAAAGCTCAATTTAAAGTAGATATTGGTAATAAACTCGAAGTTATAGAACAAGAGGATTGGTGCACAGAAACTGCACAAGCTTGTAAAGAAAGAAAACTTAAAGATAAGTTTAAAAATAATCTGGGTGAAATGCTTTATCAGATACAACGTAACAATGGAAATATAGGAACTTATTACGTTGACAAGTATACTGGAGGACTTTATAGTGCTACAGGAAAA